CGGGAGTAATAGCTAACCAGGGCACGAGGCACACCTGTTCACTACAACGATCTCCATAGATGACGCGGCGGGGTGCAGAAGGCACCCGCTTTGGATGGCACAAGCGTTCAACTGACGCTTGCGTGCACGTAAGACGTGACTAACTACCCCACCGAAGTGGGTCCGACGGAACCATTAACGAGCGCATGTCCAGTCGTCCGGAAGGGGCCGGTACATTCCCTTAGATTTGGGCCTACTTATGGGGTGTTCCAATACAACGCGGCGCAGGCTCGGCCGAGAGGGCCCCGGATACCTAAACCAGGGGCTGATCCAAATAGACATCATTCCACTTGGGATCCATGTCTTCATGGAGCTTAGTCACGTTAGTGACAAATCCGTGCTCAAACAATGCATACTCCTTTTCCAACTGGCGCTGAGCAAACACGCTCAGTTGGATCTTACTGGCAACCATAGGCCTCAAGGCGTCGTCAGGGTCGGCGCTGTAATCACACCGGAACAGATCGTCGACCGACACATCTCCGCTGCTCATAAACCAGGGCAGCGCGCGGGTATTCTCACGGATAACGCGGCGCAACACACCCTTATTCAAACGCGGCAGCAGATGTCGCACCAGGCTGCGCGCAATCACGCCAACCAATGGTGTATGTCCGTCGGTGAAATAATAGGACATGGCCTTAGCGCACAGCAGATACTCCTTCTTCTTATCACTGGTGGTAGTGTGGAATTTAGCCAAAGATCTCATGACATCACACATACTCCGCACCTCGCCGGCTACGTCACAGAGGACACGCCCACAAAACATGGCACCATCCAGCCTCTCGTGCTTGACCATCTTCACCGAAAAGCCCAAACTCTCCATGGCCGCCGGCAGACTCCCGGCAGAACGCGAGGCGTCGATCCCCACAACACAGTCATCACCCTCACAGAAAGCGCGAAACCCAGTACCAGTAGACAGGCACACCCAGATCAGAAAGGCGTTTATCTCCCCGTTCGCTATGCTGGTATGGGCATCTCCACTCGCACGCGTGCCAGGCATGGAGTAGCGCGTGCCAAATCTGCTCAAGCCATGCACCTTAGTCAACTTCGATATGGCCTGGTAGTAAAGGGAATGGCTGTAATTAAACGGGTCCGTCAGCAGCATCCGCTCAACGTTCTCCAATATGGGCGCGGTAATGTGTTTATCAAAGCGGCTATGATCCAGCTCTATGATCTGCCCGTAATCCAAGAGAGGTTGCAACTTGGCATCGCGGGAACGGGGGTTTAAGCCCTTGACCAAATACGGCGACTGGTGGGCAGAATGTTCGATGGCAGACACATATGGCCCCAAAAGGCACAGCAGCTGATCCTTCCGCTGCGAAATGTTACGCGGGTCCGTGGCACTCGTACTAGTCTCCTTCTTAAGGAAATTAGAGATGTTCATGTCTCGGCCAGAAACAAAATTATCGTTCACAAGCTGCTCCCAGGCTACACTAAGCCTCTTACGGGCGGCCCTCGGATATCGAGACACCCAAGTCTGGAACGAGAGCGGGTTCAGGAGGCCGCGTTCGGGGTGCCATTGGTGGGAAGCACGAAAGGCGGAGTAAGCGTTCTTAACGACACAATGCAGGCCCTCCTCCCACTCCAAACGGTAGGTCTCATAGCGGCCATCACAAGTGGCCAACCGAATGGTACCGGCTGAGGATCTCACAAGGCGGGGCGTCAACCACTGGACCTCGCCCTCGACCAGACGCCGGTCGGGACGCAGCATTTTCAGCAACTCAAAAGACGGACCCTGGCTAGGTGTTGACACCAGAATCATGCGGGGCGACCTATCAACCCAGCGCCCCTCGTCATCCCTGTCTGCGTCGTCCCAAGCCTCCAATTCCTCAGCAATAACCGTGCGCCAATCATCCCGCACACCCAGCGAGCGCCAGCCCCGGTCCATACACCACTGGTCGGCGCGCAACTCGTCATAACCACCACCAGGGACAACACAGAAACACACCTGGGTAGCATTCGGCCCAACACACTGGGGCGTGGGTCTGGCCATCCAGGGGTGCGGTTGAAGACTGGGGCCAACAACGCGGGTCGTAAGGCTGGCCTCCATATTCTCAACGCAATTCAAGGGCCCGGCTATGACGGCGGTCGTCAACGGAGGCATGATGGAACGTATCGAGCACTTAGAAACGGCCTTCGTGTCATAACCCCGCTCCGGTAAAAAGGCGAGGTTGTCCAGATCGGAACGAGAAACATAGCCCATCAACGTGCTCTCCTCATATGTAAAAGGGTCTATTATCTCAGGCAAACGAGTAAACTCCAAAGACTCGGCAAGGTACAGGGCTAACGGGCGAAGCGGGGTGTGCGCAAGGTAAAGGCACACAGTAAGCCACCGCGAGTCGCACGTCATCAAACCACCGCGTCCAACGGGCACACCACGCGCAAGGACATCGCACCTGATACTACGCAAGATGGCTCGCTCCAGGACATAGCCGGCCAGCGACGGAAACGGATTCGTAACCAGCAGCCGACACGTCTGGTGGACAAGTGGCATGTCAGCACGCGTCAGCCCAACACACAAGTTAATCACCTCATCAACCTGTGCCATAGGGAATCGCCTAATAGAGCCGTCGGCCATGTCCGTAAAGGTTAGATGCGTGTCGCCCTCGTCGATGTAAAAGGGGCGACCACGCTCATAACGGTAACCGCGACGGTGTGCGCCACGAAGCGCACGCCAAAAAGCGTAAACTGCGGCAACCCAAATGCCGCAGAGTACGGGAATTATCATAGGGTTTTGATTGGGGTTTGTGGGGGTAAAGGGGGGTAAGCACCTTTGGACGCA